TTTAGAGCCAATGCGATGGTCCTGCAATTGTCACATCATCAAGATGATCTAAGACAAGAAAAAGCATTAGATAGAGTTAAGATAGAAAAGGGTATCTATGATGTTACCTGAGATCAATCATTCTGTGTCACTTAATGATTTAGAAATAGAGTTAGCTAAAGAGTTAGCCTATCGACGTTATCACGAATGTGAAACTAAAAATGTGGTGAATAGAAAAATGGCATCACGAAAGACCAATAAAGAAATTGTTGAGTCAGGAACATTATCGGAAATAGCTTTTTGTAAAATGATGAATTGCTATCCTGATTTATCTTATCATCCACGAAAAGGTTCTGCGGATTGTTTTATTGATGGTGTTGCTATTGATATTAAAACAACAAAAATGAATGAGGGTCAATTGCTGGTGACTCCAAAGAAAAAATATGATGGCGGTATAGATGTGTATGTATTGATGACAGGATTGGATAGAAAATTTACTTACAAAGGTTGGATGAAAAGTGAAGAAGTTTATCAAGATCATAACATGACAGACCTTGGTTATGGTCCAACGTATGCAATCAAACAACAGGAGTTACATGGAAACAACTATAGAAGATAAAGATAAAACAATAAAAGATTTGGTTAATGAGAACAGAAAGTTACGTAAAGAGAACAAGGAACTCACTACCCATAATACTTTTTTAACGGAACGATTAGATAATTGGGCCGATAAAAATTTTACTCTGAGAACAGAGAACGAAAAACTTAAACAAGACCAGCCAGAATTTGCAAAAAAATGAACAGTTTAGCTAGAAGATTATCCTATAAAAAATATAGAGAAGAAAATTATACTAAGATAGTAAGTCCAAGTAAGAAGAATAAAGTATTAAAAAAATGTACTTTATGCCCGTCTAATTATTATTCAGACTCAAAATTTGATAGATTTTGTGACCCTTGTCGAAGAAGGGCAACGGGCATCATTGGTTGAGCGAACAAGAATTAATATTGTACCAAAGGTATTTAAATATCTGTTTGGAGTTAGGTTACACATGGAAAACGATGAAATACGACATAGAGGAAATGGTAAAAAGTGAGCGACCCTGTAAATCATCCTGACCATTACACTGCTGGGAAAAAAGAATTCCTAGATATTGCAAAAGATTTTCTATCTAATGAGCAATTTAAAGGTGCTTTAATATTTAATATTTTTAAATATTTATTTAGATATGAAAGAAAAAACGGCATTGAGGACCTACTTAAAGCCGAGTTTTATCTAAAAAGATTGATAAAACTAATAAAAACAGGGGGTAATCCCAATAGATAACCAAGTCCTAATCTAACTATCCCCTGCTTTTTTTTCCCGATATTTCACAAATCGTATTGAAATGGTAACATTGTTATATGGTTTGACAAACCTAGAACATTTTTATATTGTAGATAATACCTAGAAAAATGGTGCCCAAGGGTGGAATCGAACCACCGACACGAGGATTTTCAGTCTCATGGCGAGGGGCGAGTATCCTGCTTAGACATCTTTTTTTCTCGGTATTAACACAAAAGGAAACAAAATGAAATACACTAAAATATATACTAAGAAAGATGGGACCAAAGTTTTCCATGTTTGTATCAGGATGCAAGGCGTGGAAATCTCTGAAAAATTTTTTGATAAAACTATTGCGGAAAAGTTTATTCATCATACCATCACTGACATAGATCGTAAGAAGCTGGATACTTACTCAGAAAATAAATGTTTTAATGAGTTAGCTACCTTATATGAAAATGAAAAACTTCCTGAACTATCTGATGAAATGGCACAGATACGGATGGTGAGGAAGCTGGTAAAAGATTTTAGATTGTTATTAGATATAAAAGAAGGACCTTTATATTTAACAAAAAAAATTGTAAAGCAATACGTTACCAGTAAAAAACATTTAGCACCTACCAGTATTCATAAGCGTGTTAATCGTATTAAACAAATTTATGATCATGGTATTAAAAAGCATAAATACCGTATGATTAATCCTGCGGTGGAGGTAGAGAAGCCAGTCAAGTATGATGATAGTCGAGATCGTCGTCCATCGTTTTACGAATTAAAGATGTTGTGTAAGCACGGGTCATCTGAGTTATGGTCCAGCGTTAAGATTGCTATACTAACATGTATGCGTAAGGCGGAATGGATTAACCGTGAATATAAAATTGAGAAAACAAAGAATGGTTATTTATTAATTTTAGATGAACATAAGACGGTGAAACATATTGGTAAAAGAAAAATACCAATACCAACAAAGGCTTATAACTTAATGATGCGTAATGACTTACCTAGTTATGAAGCATTAAAGAGTCAGTGGCAACGATTGATGGCTAAGTTACAGTTTGATGATCTTCGTTTTAATGACATGAGACATGAAGGTATAAGTCGTTTGTTTGAAAAAGGTTTTCAAATTCCTGAGGTTGCTTTAGTTAGCGGTCACAAAGATTGGAAGATGTTAAAACGTTATACTAATTTACGGCCTGAGAACCTTCTAAAAAAATTAAATTAATTAATTGTTTGTCTCGTAAATAATTTTGCTGTGCCTTCTCTTTTGTCATGTTATCTCGACGTGACAAATGAGTAGGTATAGTTTCATCACATTGGCCACACCTATCCATAGCATGAACATGACCCCAAGGACCAACACCATCAGGTGATACATTTAATTCTGATTTTAAATGTGTTGACTCACAACTAGGACAAATAAATTTTTTATGCATACTTACTTAATAAACCATCATCTATCATATTTGTTGGTGCTTTACTAAGATTAATTATATTTTTTATACTACTATCGTTTATCATTTGTCTTAAAAATTTAACAAATTCTGGTGCCATTTCTTTAGCTTTAGCAGGATTAATTAAATACATTTTAATACTGTCTGCCATTAATTCCTCAGGAGAATTAAGGTAACTTAATTGATCTTTGTTTTTCCAGTTTTCTGGTCTTAATTTTTTAGACATGGAAACCATTTCATTAGTTATATTTGATTTAGGATTATCTTTTAAATATTTTGCATATACACTTTTATAACTTGTCAAATTACCTATTAAATGTCCTGTTTCATGTTGTAACACATCCATAATTTCATCTTTAGGCAACATTTTTACATTAGGTTTACCATCTTTATATTTTACAATTTGATTATTAATACCTAATCGTTGACTAATACCTAACATGTTTCCTTTTGCATCTTCCTGAATTAAAGCATCAACAAATCCTCTATGGGTTGGATTAGCTTGAAAATATTTATAACCTGAACCATACTCATCTGCTAGTATCATAGCTAATCTTTTAATTTCGTAATCAGTTAAACCCATGTCATCTAATTCATTTATTTTAGCAGAAGAATAAACATCATTTGCTAATGGGTCTTTTTTTCCTGAGACAAATCTAGCATTAATAACTCTACCCTCTGGGTCTAATGTGACAATGTTAGGTTTATAGTCTGGGTCGATGGCTCTTATATCTTGTAAGTCATATTCCATTCTTTTATCTAATTTTTCATAGATACCTCTTGTTTGCATTAGTTCGTTTTTTCTATTACTTTCTAATAAACTAAATGGTTCAGACTGTTCACTAATAGCTTTGTACTCATTACCTACTGCAACTTTTTTATCTATGCCTGTAACATTATCTGCGTAAATCATTGCGTCAGTAGTAACAGTTTCAAAGTTAGGGTCTTTATTAAGTAATGACTCATCAAATAAAATTACTTTTTGATCGGCAAAAGGTCTTTCGTTCTGGGGAATAAAGTCAGGGTCATTTGGTTTTGGTACCGTTCCATCTTTACGTCGAATTGATTTATTATAGTTTACCCATGCGTTTTGAAATAATGTTTCATTAGCTAATGCTGGTATAGATGCATCACTATACATATTAGCATGTGATCTAAATGCATTGTACTCACCGTTAGGACCAAACTGAAAACCATTTGGTGTGTGACCATAAAAATCATGCACAATACGAAATACATCATTCATTATTAATTCTTGTCCGTCTAATATAATTCCTGATGGTTGTGCTAATGGGTGATCGGGAGGAAGATCATCTAAATTAGTTTTTAAAAATTTTAAACTTTTATTATTAGCAACATCATTCATCATGTGACCTGATGATACGTAAGGTTCTGGTTTGCCTTTACTAGCATTATAAACAACAGGAACAATACCACCATCAATCATGTGTTGATACTGTGCTAATGTTTCATTTATTAATGTTTCGTAAGATGCTTGTATTTTAGGATGATTAGGTTGATGCTTGGCCCCTTCATAAAAATCAGCTATCTCTTTTAAATAGCTTTCTGGTGCATCAACTTTATTTGTGACTAATTGCTTGGGGTTATTAATATTTTTATTGTATGATAAATATAATTGCTGGCTAAATTGATTTGGTTTTGTTCCAATCTTTTCAATAATTGCTTCAACAATTTCTTTTGGTGGTTTCTTGCCTTGATTGGCTTTGAACCACGGTTGGAATTCTGATAGTGTAGGAAAAGCAAAAACACCTTCAACTAAATGACCATAGAATTGATCACCAAACTCGTCGGGGTCCATACTCCCACCTGAATTATACATTAGCTGTGATGTCTTAGCTTGCCAATCTTCAGGAAGCATTTCGTAAACACCTTCTGCTGTATCACCAGCAAAAGCAAAAGGTAAATTAACTGCACCCATTCCAAGGTTAAATGCTCTTTCACCAGTCTCTAATAGTCCTGTGCCTAGTGCTTTATTAAATTGTTGAAAAGGTTTTATGATTGGATTGTCAGAAAATTCTTGGCCAGTAATAGTCTTGCCTGTATTTACTCCTAATAAATTATCAGTAAAAGGTGTTTCGCTTGCGCCCTGAAATCCTTTTATTGTTCTTAAATCAAGAAGATTGTCGGCCATGAATATTGTCTTGCAAAAATTTTAGGAACCAAGGATTGTCTTTAAAGACAGTCATCAGTCCATTGGTTACTGAGTTAACAACTATTTCCTCGTTGCTATCTACACATAATACATTTCCATCTACGGTGAGGGAATGTTCATACACCACTGCATGTAACACTTCATGGAGTAGTGTATTAGAAAAATCGTTTGGCGTTAAGTCTTGTTGTATTTCTATCTTGTTTGCTCGGTGTTGGTATTCCCCATAACAATCAGTTTGTTTTGTGAAATCAGAACGAACAAGGTCAATGGCGATGTCCTTGTATCCAACTTTTATTTTTGGAGGACACTTCATTTAGAATAATCCTGTAAAATACATTACTACTATAATACCTAAAACAACAATAGCTATTTGATATTGTTTCTTTAAGTCTTTAAACCAATTCCAGTATTTCATTATATCTCCTATTTAGTTAATTTGTTTTTCTTTTCGTAACTACGCAA